GAGAGGAGATAACAGTAATGGAAACGTCGTTAGAAAAGCTGCAGAAAAACTTGGAGGAGAAACTCCTAGTGCTGTCGCAGAGATTAGAGAACCTGGAACAGAGGGTGACTCAGTTGGAGAGACCGACGATTGCGTATAGACGCCCGACAGGGAAAGAATACGAAACTTTGTCAGACACTCTGGATTATCTGCATAATAATGTAGAAGGAGTTAAAAAAGATTTACTAACAATTGCAAGAGCAGTCTAATGGCAGTACCCTGGATAAATCTCTTGGCACCAAACATGGGCGGTATAGGACCAATACAAACTCCAGACCGCCCTCGGATTGCCCAGCTAAAAGCAAAAAACGGTGTTCCATTTTATGCGGGTAGATTTTATCCAAAAAATTCTCAAACTCTTTTGCAGAACATATTAGGACTAGGAATATTCTCTGAAATTCCACCATGGTATACTTGGGAAAATATTCCATTATCTCAAATATGGATGGTAGCGAATTTCGAAGACGAACGTATCATATCCACACAGACTTCAATCGAAAGAATTGACGTATGGCCTCGCATAGAAGGCGATGACTTACCCCCATGGGAAAACACACTTCGAGATGAAAGGGCGCAGGAAGACGGGTGGGGGAAGATTACAGGTGTGAGTGGTACGGGATCAGTTTCGAACGTACTTGATGACTCTGTATTAGTTACTCAAAGTATAGGAGGACCACTTTTCCTTCAAGGATATGTGGGGATATCTGGTATCTCTGGAAGAGTTTCTGAATATGGATTTTATGATCAGGAGTTGCATATTATTAATGGGCAGCGTTATGGTCAAGATTTGCGTACTGTTGCACAATCTCAAGGATATGATCCTAACAATTACTATGAGTCAGTTAGAATTCGTAATGATGGTGCTTGGATTAAAAAATCAACTTCACTACCATCGGATGGTATTTTGAAACTTGATGATGATAACGCAGATGGATATCCACGCTTACAGGGACCTGGGGAGTGGAAAAACACCGATTACCCTGCGCTCCGAACGGATTATAGAAATTGGGTGAATAGAAGATATGAAGATTCAAAAACTGTTGGAAATCCACAGTGGGACTTTCATACGCAGTGGTATGGGAACGAACGCTTACAACCAAGAGCAGGTCTAATTATGGGGTTTAAACCATCAAAACTGGATTGTATCGTGTATACAATTAAAGTATCATGTATATCGGTTATAGTTCCTGATGATCCTACTCCAGATAGTGTAAAGCAGGCATTAGAATTTTATAGCAACGAAGCAGTAGAAACTTTAGGAGCTAATTTGTTTAATAATATTTGGTATTTCTATTGGCCGATTCGTTTCAACGGTAATCCACAAGGAGATCGAGCAGATTATCTATTGAAAAGAGCAGGAATAAATAAGCTTAGTAATTCAGAATACGTTCCGTCAAATATATGAAACCTTTTGGATTAGCAGGTCAGGGTTTTTATGGCACACATGATATTCACATTCCGCCAACTTTTAACACACCAGGAGTAGCATACTCTCCAAATGTAAAAGTCAACGGATTGTTTGTGCATCGTTTAGGTGATAAATCAGAAGAGCACACTATTCCACCGCCTTTACCACCAACATATCATCCAGAATTTATTGTTGATGGAATTTATGATAGTGTTCTAGTTAATGGAAGACCAGTTGCTCCTCTTGGGGCATCAGTAACAAATACTGGAAAAGTTTTACTTGGCAGTTATTCTGTGTTTATTGGGGGAGGAACTTCAACTCCACCAGCTGCAGTAGCTAACACTCCATCTGTTGTCAAAATTAGTCCCAGGGCAGCTGGTGCTGCTCGTAACGGACATGTTATTGATAAAAATCTTAACGATATTCCTTGGGAACTTTTTACTGGTAATCCAGAAGATGTGTTATAATATAAAAGTAATTTAATTACATTCTATGGCAAAATCAAAAATCGGTCTTACAAAACCAACCTACATCGAAGGAGCACCGAAAAAAACAAGACAAGGACGTTCTATACATACACACCTAGGTGCAAGTTCACGTAATGGTCGTAAGAAGCGTTATCGTGGTCAGGGTAAAGGTTAAATAAATATTTGAGAGATAGCAACCTCTCTAAAAGTTCTGGAAACAGAATTTAGAGAGGTTTTTTTATATGGGACTATTTCCAGTAGATAAAAGTAATGATTTTATTGAAGAAGGCATGACTTTGATTACTGAAACTGATAGTGAAAAGTATTTGAAGCAGCATAAAAAAATGAAAAGGAAAGAGGAACTTTATCCTATTCCAGAAGATCGCTATAGTAAGGCATGTGGCGGTGCTGGTGGATTTGATGATTTTGTAGAACGTTGGCACGAGTGAATAAATAATAGCAGCCTTGCTGTGTCTAAATGCCTGAGTTTCAGACGTTCAAAGATTTGAGCGTTACTTTTAAGAAGCACCCAGTTACCGATGATCTTGTCACGGTAAAGGATAAAGCTGCGATCACACAATCAATTGTCAATTTACTCCTTACTAGTAAGGGTGAAAGAGCATTTCAACCAAATTTGGGATCATCAATTTATAGTACACTATTTGAACCATTAGATTATGGTACAGCAGCCATGATCAAAGGTGAAGTTACTGACGTAATACAGCGTTATGAAATTAGAATTAATATTCTTGAGGTTAGAGTTGTTCCAGATTTTGATTCTAATGGTTATTCAGTTGAATTAGTATATTCGATTCGTGGTAGAGAAGACACACCAGTAGCTATCGAATTCTTCTTAGAGCGTACTCGATAATGCCATACACCCAACTTGCTAATCTAGATTTTACAGATATCAAGACTGCTCTGAAGGAATATCTTAGAGCTCAGTCAGATTTTTCTGATTATGATTTTGAGGGTTCGGCATTATCGAATCTTCTTGATGTACTCGCCTATAATACTTATTATACGGCGTTCAATACAAATATGGTAGTCAATGAACTATTCATTGATTCTGCCACCTTGAGGGACAACGTAGTAGCGATTGCGAAGCAATTAGGATACAGACCCAAGAGTGCTACGTCTCCTACTGCTTACATTTCATTTAGTGTAACATATGCCAACCCAACAACAGATACACAATTGATTCTAAAGAAAGGAACGGGATTCGTTACTTCTTATAATAATATAGCATATAACTATGTTGTTTTAGATGATGTCAAAGCGCAAGTTGCTAATAATACTGCAGTATTTACAAATGTTCTTCTCAGAGAGGGAACTCAACTTACAGCAACGTTTACTGTAAACACTACAACCAAATCACAAAGATTTATATTAGACAACCCAAATATTGATACTAATACTATCAGAGTCAAAGTATTTCCATCAGGTGGATCTTTCTCTGAACCATATCTAGTATCTGATAATATCCTTGGGGTTGATAGTACATCAAAGATATTTTTCTTGAATGAGATTGAAGATGAAAGATATGAACTAATTTTTGGTGATGGTATTCTTGGTAAAAAATTAGAAAATAATACTATTGTAGAAGTTTCTTATCTATTGACATCAGGACCAGAATCAAATGGTGTAAAAACTTTTGTATATTCTGGAGTTTTGGAAAATCAAAACAATGCTAATCCTGCTCAGTTTAGTATTACTGTAGATTCTACTGTTGCTTCATCTGGTGGTGAAAACATTGAGTCTACAAAAAAGATCAAGTTTAATGCTCCAAAATCTTATGGTACACAAGATAGGGCAGTAACATCTGAAGACTATTCAGCTATTGTTAGAAATATTTACCCATCAACTAGTGATGTGATTATTTTTGGCGGAGAAGATCAAGTTCCACCACAATACGGTAAAGTTTTTATTGTTCTAAAACCAAATGATGCTGCATACCTGACAGCACTTACAAAAAAAGAAATTATTTCACAACTAAAAAAATATGTTGTTGCTTCAGTAGAACCAGTAATTGTAGATCCATCAATTTTATATGTTGAATTAAACAGTAAAATTTATTATGATGGTTTTATTACTTCAGATACTCCATCTCAAATTAGAGATAAAGCAATAACAAATTTACAAAACTATATTGCAAATTCTGATATTGAAAAATTTAATGGAAAATTTAGATATAGTAAAATTGTTGGCGTAATTGATGATTCCGATAAAGCAATCAATTCAAATATTACAACAGTTACAATGAGAAAGGATTTTTATCCACAACTCAATTCGACTTTCTATTATGAGATATGTTATCAGAATGCATTTGATAAAGATTGTGAAGATCCCGCTCTTTCCACTACTGGATTTAGGGTTACAGAATATCCAAATTTTGATGTGTATCTTGAAGATAGGGATGGCAAAATAGTACTATATAGTAAAGATGCTCTAACTGGTGAAAAAGTTATTCGTAACAAGGAAGTTGGCGATATTGATTATGAAAAAGGTGAATTAAAAATATATAATCTCACTATTATTAAAGGTAGTTTCTTTGATAATAGAATTTCGGTAAGAGTAAAACCGCTGTCTAATGACATCCAAGCATTCCGTGAGGTATATTTGGATATTGATATTCCAAACTCATCCTTTAGTGCATACAAAGAGTAAATAAATGGCAGTCAAGACCAAAAGAATTTCTACTCTTATTGAATCACAGCTTCCAGAGTTCATTTCTAATGAATATGAACTCTTTAGTAAGTTCATATCGAAGTATTACGAATCTCAAGAAGTACAAGGCGGACCGCTTGATATTATCAGTAATATTCAAAAATATCTAGATATTGATTACTATGAGAAATCTTTGCTGAAGCAAAATACTATTTTGACAGCAAGTATTAATAATAATGTTACTACTATCGAGATTGAAGATGCTTCTGGATTTCCTGATAAAAATGGATATGTAAAAATTAATAATGAAATTATTTTTTATGAGGAGAAGACAAATAATACTCTATTGAATTGTTCTAGAGGTGTTAGTGGGAATATTTCACTTGGAGACCTTTACGAGAAATCTAATTTTGTTGGTACAACTTCATCAAATCATTCATCTGGTGATTTAGTACTAAACGTTAGTAATTTATTTTTATATGCTATTATTAGAAATTTTGAATCACAATACCTTGGATCATTCCCAGAAAAATATCTACATGGCGAAGTAGATAAAAGAACTCTGATAAAAAATATTCAAAAGTTTTATAAAGCAAAGGGGACAGATAGTTCAATAAAATTTATTTTCAATACAATTGTTACTAAAGATAGTAGCAATAAACCATCCGTATACACACCAAAAGATTTTGTATACAAATCTTCCGAATCTGATTGGATATCTGTATATGCACTAAAAGTAAAAGTAATTAGTGGAAATCCAAAAAATCTAATTGGAAAAAAAATTGTTCAGAAAGAATCATCTGAATATGGTTATGCCTCTGCAATTGTTGATAATGTTTTTACAGAGGGAACATTAGATGGAGAAGTTATTTGGAATATTGTTTTAGCACCAGAGACTGTAAATGGTTTATTTTCAATATCAACTAAAACTAGATTAGAAAAAACTTTATCTGCGTCAGATCTTACTGGAAAAAGAGTTAATGTATTTTCAACGATAGGATGGGGAAAGACTGGCGAAATTCTTATTGGTGAAGAAATTATATCGTTTAGTGATAAAAACGTTACTCAATTTACTATCAATACAAGAGGGATTACTCCAGTTATACATGAGGTAGGATCAAGTGTTTATAAACCAGTAATAATATCTGGTTCAGGAGTTTCTTTACTAACTCTTGGCGTAGTATACAACCTTATTCCAAATGATTCCCATCCTCATGCATTTCCAGGAGATGAAATACAAATTTCTAGACCTGGATTTGAAACTGATGATCCCAAGATAGTTTTGACTGGAACAAATCAACCAAGATGGATATTAGGGCAAGGATCCCCAGTAAATATTCCAACGATACCATCACTAGAAACATCACTAAATCAAGTTTCTACAAATACTTCTGCTATATTTGCAGATGATCAATACTATTATATTACAAGTTCAAGTTATCCATCTTATAAAATCTTAGATGGTTCGATAGTTACACAAGAACTTCTAGATCAAAAAATTCTTCGTGTAATTAGAAAAGAAGCGATAAGAACAACCGAAATATATAAAACTCCAAAAAGAGACGTTGGTATTCTTCTAAATGGAGTTCCAATATATGGATTTAGAGATGAAGAAAGTATTCGTTTTGGATTATTAGAAAAAATTCAAATTGATACTCAAGGAACTGGATACGAAAAACCACCGTTTGTTCTCTTAGATGGAGTCCCAAATCAGGCAAGATCTGTTCTATCGGGACAGGTTGTTGAAAAAATTATTGTTGATACAAAAACTATTTTTCCAAGAACTCCAGAGGTTACAATCACTTCTGGCAGGGATGCTGTTGTTCGTGCCGTTGTAACAAAAGGAGAAGTTACTAGTCTTATCATCGATAATCCAGGAGAATTTTATTCTTCTCCTCCTATTGTAAGAATACGAGATAGTGCAGGTAGAGGAAGATTTGCTAATTATACTTCAATAGTCAATACTGATGGTAAAATAATAGGATTTGAAAAAAAGGATGGAGGTAACTTCTATAATCAAAATACAGTTATTGTAGATATCATACCAGTAGGTAAAGGAGCTAATGGAATTCCTTTTCTAAAAGAGTGGAATAAAAATCGATTTGTAAAATATTCAAATCAGTTAGATACTGAATATGGATATGTATTCCAAAATTATAATAATGTTTTAGAATACGGTTATGCACACGTAGGTAATCCTAAAGCACTTAGAGTTCTTTTAGATGATAATATAAACACAGCTGGATCAGAACCAGCAACAAAAAAACACTCACCTATTATTGGATTTGCTTACGATGGAAATCCAATCTATGGTCCATTTGGTCACGAAAATCCATTAGATCCGCAATCTCCTGTTGTAAGAATGACATCAAGTTATTCTCTTGATAACAGTCGTGTTGGTGGTCCATCAATAACGCAGTACCCATCTGGTACTTTTGTAAATGATTACAAGTATACACATAAAAGCGGATCTTTGGATGAAAATAACGGAAGATTTTGTATTACACCAGATTATCCAAATGGAACTTATGCATATTTTTTAACTATAAATTCTAATCAAATTCCACAATTTCCATATTTTATTGGTGAGAATTTTTATTCACTTCCAGTGGATAGTAATTATAATTCAAATATCAATCAAGACGATATTCCTAAAAAAGCAAAAAGATTTTTCATTCCAGGTATGCCTGGAAATGGCGATGGAGTAATTGCTAAAATTGAAGATGTGAGATCGGGTTTTGTAGAATCAGTTTCTATTATTAATTCTTCTAGTAATTTTTCAATAAATTCAAAAATTTATTTTAATAATGATGGAACTGGTGGAGAGGAAGCAGAAGTCCTGGTTTCTTCTGTAACGGGTAAACCAGTAAATTATCTTCAAAGTAAAGAAAGTAAAGTTGTTCAATTAACTACTATTCAAACGGCATATCTATTTGCAAATGATACATTGACTCAACCATCATCAGGAGCATATGGAGAAATAGTTGGCACAGTAGAAAATGACAATGTTATTGTATTAAAAAATGTTATTGGAACTTTCAATACAACAGGAACATTTTCTGCATCAATCAAAACGTTTTCAGTCTTAATTGATCAGGATAGTTCTTATACTGAAGGAGCTATTCTATCTTTGACAGATGGTATTAATCCTCCAATTGCAACTGCAGAAATTCTAGAGGGAACTTCAAGACAAAATATAGTAAAAATAAAAGTTCTTACTGGAACTTGGATTGTAAACAATAATTATTTTCTTCAATCAAGTAATTTGTTTAATACATCTGGATCTAGAATTATTACTCTATCTTCATTAAGTGATAATTTAGAACCATTTGATGTAAATCAAAGTGTTGCTCTAATTGAAACATCTCAAAATCATGGTCTTGGGATTGGAGATGAAGTGACCATTGATATTTTACCAAACGACGTAACAAAACAAAAAGAATATTTTATAAGAAAACGTTTATATCAAAAAGTCAAGTTTACTCCACCATCATATACATCAAAGATTGATTACACTGGAATCGGAAGATTTGAAATTCTAAATGGTGGAGCATTCTATGCTCCAGGGACATATACAAATATTTCTCTAACTGGAGGTTCTGGTACAGGAGCAAAAGCAACCATAGTTGTATCTCCTGCTGGTATTGTGTCGTCTGTTGTACTACAGAATGGTGGATCTGGATATAAAAAAGCAGATTATCTAGGAGTGGCAGATCAATCGTTATCGAGATCAAATACAGCAACTTCTGGAAGTTCTAGATTGACTCTATATGTAGATCATGTTGGATTTGCAGCAGGATCTACGATTTTATTTGTTAAAGATCCAATAGGCGTTTCTGTAAATGATCTACTTACGATAGGAAAAGAAATAGTAAAAGTTACTGCTATAAATGAGAATAAATTTACTGTTATCAGGGGAATAGAATCAACAGAGATTTCAGATCATTACAATAATCAAGAAGTAATTTTATATAAAGCAAGATATAATTTTAATTCAAATTTCCAAATTGGTTCTTCGCCCACTACGTCTGGATTTATAAAATCATATGATCCAAATACACAAGAAGCTGTTATTGTTTTCAATTATTCTACACTATTAGAGAATGCGGAGGATCTACAAATTAGTACGAACTTTTTTGATTCAAGCACTCCAAAAAAATTAGTATCTATTCAGTCTACAACAGATGCTGAATATAAATTTGAATTTTCGGAAGATAATATAACGTTTATTTTAAATCCAAATATTGATATTCAAGAATATTATCTTTACAAATTTAATACTTCTCATTCATCTCTTTCTGGTA